TGTGTAAACGTATCAATAACATCCTTAAACAAATTGAGGATGCTTACGAAAACGTCAGGAGACATTTCATATCTTACGAACGGGTGGTAAATCCAACCGCGTTACCCCAAGTTGTTTCGCCTTCTGATCCGTCAACAATGGATGAGGAAGAAATTGAATCCGCCACCCCTTTTCAAAAATGTCTCCTTCGCACTTTGGATGAGATCTACAAGCTCGGTTATCGGAGATACAAGGGATACTGTTGTGAAGAGATCAAAACAATTGATGGATTCCGGACCCGTGCATGGACGCCCAAATTTACTATCGAAAAATTCGTTAATTCCATATCCGATAAGGACACTGACTTTGTAAACTGGAAGAACTTTACCAGTAGGGGATCTATTATCCGAGATACAATTGAAAATATTTCCAAATGCGTCGATCAACAGTTTCCAGATATTCTGAAACGGCGGCACGTCTGGTCTTTTAAAAATGGGGTGTTTGTTGGTAAACAATACATCGCGGAGGGGGTATACGATTGCCGTTTCTACCCTTACGAAAGTAAAGAATGTATGTGCCTCGATCCAACTATAGTTTCTTGCAAATACTTTGATCAACAGTTTGACGATTTTTCAGAGTTGGAAAATTGGCAGGACATCCCGACCCCCTACTTTGACAGTGTATTGAAATACCAAAAATTTGAAGATGAGGTGTGTAACTGGGCCTACGTGATGGGTGGACGTCTCTGCTTCGATGTGAATGACCTAGATAGTTGGCAAATCATCCCTTTTTTCAAAGGCATCGCTCGTTCGGGTAAATCGACTTTGATTACCAAAGTATTCAAGAAGTTTTACGAAAACGAGGATGTTGGGACATTATCCAACAACATCGAGAAAAAGTTTGGACTTTCTGCGATCAAGGACTCATTCATGTTTATAGCCCCAGAGGTAAAGGGTGATCTCGCCCTTGAACAGGCTGAGTTTCAGTCTATTGTGTCAGGTGAGGATGTATCTGTAGCAGTTAAAAATAAGACAGCTGTATCGATTGAGTGGAACGTCCCGGGTGTATTGGGTGGAAATGAAGTTCCCAATTGGAAGGACAATTCCGGTTCCGTTCTCCGGCGCATTCTTCCATGGAACTTCGGTAAACAAGTTCAGGAGGCTGATCCGCTTCTAGATAAGAAATTGGACCGGGAGTTACCCAAAATTCTGTGTAAATGTGTTAGAGCTTATTTGGATTATTCTAAAAAATATAGTGACAAGGATATTTGGAATGTTGTCCCGAAGTATTTCAAGACGATCCAGAAACAGGTTGCCATGGTGGCGAGTAGCTTGACGAACTTCCTGGAATCTACTAATGTTGTCAGAGGGGTTGAAAAATTTGTTCCCCAGAAGTTATTCGTCTCCGCGTTTAATTCACACTGTAAGGACAACAACCTTGGGATGCATAAGTTTCATCAAGACTTTTACGCGGGTCCGTTTAGTTCCAGAGACATAGAAGTTCGAGAGGAGACGGTAAACTACAAGGGTAGGTTTTACAAAAGACAGTGTATCATTTACGGAATCGATGTTATATCAGAAGAAGATGAAAATCTCAGTAACGACTACTAAAAAAAAAATACTTGTAAATAATAACATGAGCCAACAGGTCAGGGAATTTATACAGAGTTCCGGGGTTGAAATTACACCGGCTCAACCTAACTATTCACGGACTGTTGATTTCAATTTGGGACGAAATCAACAATTTCCACAACGTCTTGAAAGAAATATTGTAAATGATTCCAATTATGGACAATTTGATAAATATATAAATGATTTTAATTTTGAGGTCAATGAAGAAACTGTGAAACAGGTTGTCAGTCCCGTAACAATCAGTAAGTTTAATCCGGGTATGTTTAATGCAACAGTAAATCGTGACTTCGGCACCACCCCTCGGATTGATATAAAAAAAATACTTATGACGGTTCCTTTGGGTAGAACATTTATAGGCGAGGACTTGTATGTAGAGACCGACGATATACAGGGTATTTACGGACAGTTTAAAACGGGTTTTTCTCATACTACAAAATATGGTCCAAAAGGTAATCTCGGTTTAAATTTTTTTACGGTTCAGATTAAATTGAAAATAACTAACGGCACTGAGACGAAGGGTGCGACAGTCAATATTTACAGAAATGGGAAAATACGATTTTCTGGGGGCTTTATAGGAACAAATATTGAGAATCAACCAGAACTTCTCCGTCGTTTTATTGTCAACGCATATACCGATAAACAATCGTTTTTAATGAACCCCTTTGAATATAACAATCTCAGTGGTCAATTTAAAATTAACGGAAACTTCAAGGATATGGCGGGCATCGCACGAAAAGCGGGTGATCTGGAATTTTCGTATGTTTCATATGAACCGGAGTTATCTCCCATGCTTTACATTACACACAAGGGGCATCGATTTAATATAGCTTCCACGGGGAATATCCAAATTCTCGGTTCCAAAAACCCAACTGAACTTAACAAGGGTTACAACGATGGGAGTGAACTTATGCAGAAACTTTATTTTTACAACCACATAACCATTACGGGTGAGTTCCCTAAGAAGGCATCCAAAAGTAAAGTCCCCAAAATGAGTAAAATAAAGGCAAAAACTCCCGTTAAGAAGGCGGTTGCTTCACGTCGCCGTCCACAAGTATTTATGATTGGTGCAAAAAAGTGTGAAAGTATGAAAAAACCACAACTTATAGACATGGCAAAGAAAATGGGTGTTGTGGGTATTACAAAAAGTACCACAAAAGAAGAAATCTGTAAAGAAATTGAAAAGCGAACAAATAAGAAAATAATCACGTTCAAAAACACAAACAAGAATAAAAATGTTTCTTTATCGGGAAGTAATAAAACATTCAAAGTTGATAAGTCTACTTGTAAGAACCTGAAAAAAGGAGAACTTTTACGTTTCGCTAAAATACTTAAGATCCCCATTGAGAACAAAGACACCAAAACCTCCTTGTGTAAAAAATTAGAGAAAGCTCGTAACGAACTTGCAAAGCCAAAGCCAAAGCCAAAGCCAAAAACACCTAATAACAATAGCAATAACAATAACAATAACTTTGCCGCAAACTTAGAAAGGTCCATGATTCAACAAAACGCTTTGAGAAAGAGGGGTATAAATGATAATTCTATCCGCAAAGACCTCACCAAGCTCTATGGTGATAAGTGGATGAAGAGGTACAAACCATCACTTAACCAAGATGTTAGGAATATTAAGAAGGAAATGAACTCTATTTCAAAGGTAAACAAAAAAGGTGTCCCATTTAAAAGGGATGTCGATGCTATAAAGAAAAGAATGGTGGCTCGATGGAAAATGGAGAGAAAGCGAGAACTTGAGAAGAAATACTACATGAACACTGTAAACGTCACTGGTGTCAACGCTAGACTTAAGAATGACTACCGACGCGCCGCCACCAAATACGCAATGAACCAAAAGACGGCTCCTTCAAAGAAGAAGATGGAAAATTATAAGAAATCTTGGTTAAAGTTTAGAGCTAATATGAATGTAAATAATGCACGGAAGAAGTGGAACGCTGTCGCAACAGCTGCTCGCGGACGAAGTTCTTTCCCGGCTGGAACTAGGGTTGAAAAGGTATAATCATGGTGTCAGAGTAAATGATGATACAAGAACGTGGGGAACGCGTTCAAATTCATGGTTGGAAATGGCACGAGAAGAACTTCTGGATGCGATAATATACATTATAGCCGATTATATTAGAATTGGACGAAACAGTAAAGATCATAAGAGCCTACTTGAAATAGAGTTTAATGACTATTACAGGAAGGATGATAATAGATTGATTATGTATATTCTGGATAATTATACCAAAATTGATAGCCCGAAGCACAAGAAACTTATTGGCACTTTATACTCTTGTTTATAATTTTTTCGGGTTCAGCAGTTTGTTTCAAATGAATCGTATGATAGGAAAAATCATACTCTGGGAATGAACGTTTTATTAAATCTGAAATCGCTATGGCATCGATAAATCTGGGTGTACCCGAACACACCGAATTTCGTTCAATTTGGAGAAATCTATCCTCCCATTGCACGAAATTTTTTACTTTTTCTGCTGATAGATTATCCTTCACCATTTTGTTATACATTTCTTTGGAGTTACCCTGGCTCATATGAAAGTTTTTAGATCCCCCGATCTCCGCAGATGTAGCCGCATTCTCATAAATCATAGACATAACAACTATCCCAGCTATAATGTAAAGTAACATTTACTATACATTTAGATTATTCTAAAAATTCGGTGTTGTGGGTTTGCAGGTTGCTTGAATATAGTCGGTTTTCCCATATCTGTTCATTTTGAAATAATTAGTAAATATGAAATAAAATATTTAAATAAAGTAAGTATGTTTTTAGCAATCCTCTCACTTTTGTTACTTTCTGTGGCAATAGTTATGGGTGGATATACAAATGTAAAAACGAAAGAGGACGGGGAAGAACAAGAACAAGAACCAGAACCAGTACCAACTAATAATGATCCCCAGACCACTGAAGAGGTTAATGAAACGGAGCCGGAGCCGGCACCAGAACCTATAAATTGTGTGGGTAAATGGGGTGAATGGTCCCCGTGTTCTGTTGGTTCTATTGAGTGTGAGCTTAACAGTGATGGTGAGGGTGGTATTCCACCGATTGGTGTCCAGAAGCGTGATTGGATTACAATTACAAAGGCTGAGAATGGTGGTAAGGCGTGTGTGTACGACATCAACAAAGATGGAGCTAAGGCATGTAAGGGAGTTTGTAATAAGGATGTACAAATTTGTTATTCATGTGGTTACAAAAACTGTAAAGTATTTAAGATCGGCAGCGGGGCAGATGTTTCCGGAGCGGCGCCTTTGAACGGTGTAACATCTATAAAGATTCCATATGGAAGGAAAATTGATTTTTGGTGGCGGGACCCGGAGGGACGTGTCGCGCCACCACAACGCGTCGTCGAGGAGACGGGCGCGAGCGGTAACTTTGAGTTCTCGCCGTGCACGCCGATCCAAATAGTAGGCCTACGAATAAGCGAAAAGTTACCGTCCGAATACTAGTAGGCTACCAACCACTATAATCTCTATCATCTATTTTATTTTGCAATCGGAACCGAGAGCCCGAACCAATGTTTACCATGTTCACGTTTGCGCTTTGCCTCTTTTAAATTGTCTAAAACTCCAAACACCCGGAGGTCGTCCAGCCAATAAGGTCGCAAAGGGTTGTGGTCTATAGTATAGATGACACTACCGTTGGATGGGTCGTCCGCGTACATAGGCCAAAAATAAGGTGATCGTCTTTCACCTACACACTGTTCTGAATTAGTGGGTTGCTTAAGTACAATTGATTTTTCCCAGTATTTTCCATCTTTAACATGAATAGACCCCCACCCAGCTACACCAGCTTTGCACGAATCCATATCCTTTTCTCCATCCAATTTGGGGCAAGATTTACCCCCATTCTTAGCCGGTTGAATAACCTTGTAAGTTCTAGACCTCACCCCCGTCTTGTTTTCAACTGAAGTCGATAGTTTATTCGGTTCACAATCATAAAACCACGTTGGCGTAGAGCCGGGCATTGGTTGTAACGGGTTCGCGCCTGGCGTGGTGTCCCTATAACACTTATATTTTGGTAAGTCCAGTAAATCGTCATCAATTAAGTCACACCCTTGGCTGCAAGGTGACCATTCACTCCACTCACCCTGACAGTCTTGGGGTTCTGGGGTGGGTGGTTCCACGGAGGGTGGTTCCACGGAGGGTGGTTCCACGGAGGGTGGTTCCACGGAGGGTGGTTCAACGGAGGGTTGTTCAACGGAGGGTGGTTCAACGGAGGGTGGTTCAACGGAGGGTGATGCCCTTTTTCCAGACACTAACAAAACCCCAGTTCCTAAAATTAGTATAACAATAATTACCACTACTGCTATCATATATTAGGTTCACATAATTTTTACCATATCCGCCACCTTGTTGATGATGTTGAACAACTTGTAGACCGAATCCACATCCCCGGGCTTCACAATCTCAAGTTCAATTTGGTATGAGGCCTCCTCCTCCGAGTCCATGTCGACGTTGTCCCCCGAAGAGATTGTCATATCGATGCTCAGGTTCTTGCGCACAAAAGAGTGACGCATCTTCGTCCTTTTCCTATCCATCTCATACTCTCCAGAGATGGGGATCTCCCGAGCGATGCACACCCTTACATCTAGGGGTTCGCATTTGAAGTCCTCCTTGACGACACTGATCTTTTGGATCATTGTCTGTTCTCCCGTGTCTTCGTTGGAGGTGATGCGAACATTATTCACGTCATTGTAGTACACGTCGGACTCTATGTACTTGGTAGACTCCCACCCGTCGTAGTTCTTCAGTCCCTTTAGTACACGCTCCCATGTATCCCTGCCCACATTAGTATCGAAGAGGGAACCATTGTGCTTCCCGAGGCGAATTTCAACTTCGATGTTCTCTTCAGTCTTGAGGGCCTCAAATGTGGGGAGGATGGTATCGGTGATGTGCTTAATATCCATTGTGATTTTTACTTAACATTTATATTTTGCGTCTTTTACTTAAGCCTTTTTTATCGATAAAATGTAATGAAGGGTTTTACCAACCTCGGGAACACCTGTTATTTTAATACAGCTGTTCAATGCCTTCTACATACACCAGTTCTCACAAACTACTATTTAAAAAAACCATACGAAGGAGAATGTAGATTTACCCAAGTGTATTCTAAATTTGTTACAGTCTATTGGACGAGTGGTCGTCCAGAACTATCTCTCTTGACACTCCTAGCTAGATTCCGAGAAGAGTTCCCACGTTTTAAATCTAGGGAGCAACACGATGTCCAGGAAGCAATCCTGTGCATCATAGACATTCTCGAGCGTTCTTGTCCATTCATAAAACCATGGTTTTACGGTAAGAAGGTTCAAGAAACTATTTGGCCGGGTGGAAAGTCAACAAGTGAAGAACCCTTCAGTGTTCATTTGGTGACTTCTAATGGCAATGAGTTGGGAGATATGCTAAAAAGGAGTATGGATTGGAATGTGTTAGAAAACTTTGAGGACACCGAGGGTAAGGTGCACAACGTGGCTACGACGCGATCCCGCTTTTCGGAGCTCCCCCAAGTTTTGATGATTTCATTTGACACCAAGAGTAACATCAAAATTATAGAGACTATTGTTATCGATTCATTTGAATATAATCTCGTGGCGACCGCGCTTCACGAGGGTGATCAAAACGATGGACACTACGTATCATTTGTAAAATGTAGAAACAAGTGGCATTTTATAAACGATCATGATATTAAAATATGTCCATTACCTGAAGAGGCTGGATTCTACTTTATGGTTTACAATCTAAAAACTCCTTCATCTTGATGTCCTCCCTAATATTGACAATCGTTCGGTAAAATGTCCTTCTACCATTGGGATGTGTCTTATCCGTCCTCCTCTTTAGGGGTCTCCACCACATACGCTTCCCATCGTCCACGAATTCACATTCAACAATGGCTCCCTCTTCGAACCATGGTTCATTCATCAGGTCCATTGCAACTTCGGATTCAAACACCAACTTCCCCTTTTCCTGTACATAGAGTCTCCATGCTAGGGGACCACCAACCGTGCCCGGCACTTCCCATGAAGGTTCCTTCTTCATGAGAAAGTCCACTGTATTCTTCTCCTTAGGTTTCCATTTAAACATCGTCTCATGGGTGCCAATCCTTATTGGTTCGTTAACTGGTGTGAAAACGAGTCCATCGATACGTTGGGTGACGGTGGGGAGGTACACATCCAAGAACTTGTTATAGTCCCTCATTTGGTGAAATGTCTTGACTTTGAGACGGTACTTGTCATGCTTCATGTAGATTATAGACCCGGTTACAATCTTACATGCTTCCAGTCTTAGCATCAGATTCAAATCCCAAACTGGTTCACCATTGGCGAAGACTGCGTCATATACCATGAGGGTATTCTCGTAAAGTTCACCATCGAGGATGGTTCCCTCGTAGGCCACCTTTTTCAGGTTGATTGAGACTTCAAACATGTTGAAGGAACGGTTGACAAATAGGCATTTCTTTTTACCTTGGAACATGAGGGCAACCATCATATATCGCTCACCATCCGTCTTCTCACACACTAGGTATTCTGCACCCTTGAGAATTGGGAAATGTCGGCGTTCAATTGAGATAGGTTGGGGTCCCGGGAAATAGTCCTTACTCTTCCAACACGTGTGTATATAATTCACAACATATTTGTAAAGTGGTGAATCATTATCGATGGACATATCTTTATTTGAAAAAATAACTTTAATTAACTTTAACACCAGCGGCGTTTAGTATGTTACTTATACATTCATGTGTATAAGTTATCGTCAACTTAGATGCTGTAAATGCATAAATTTTCACTCCTTGCTCTTTGAATTTATCAAATATTTTTGGACTAATTTTCCACGTTCCAGATTTTCTATCTTTGATAGTCTTAATCACATTTTTCGTATTCATCATCCAGCATTTTGATTCTGTTTGTAAAACATGGTATATGTTGTCAGAAATCTTCTTCCCCAACACGGTGTCAAATGTCAATCCCATTTGGTGAACTGGTTCAGATGAATTAATTTTTACTTTGGATTTGAACATATCCCAATCAATACCTTCTAATGGACCTGGCATAACTAGGCACCCAATATTTTCATGTGGTTCTAAAAGTTGCTGTATAGAATCATCGTCTATCCCTATACCATGATCGATAAAAATAATGCGTTCATGTGACTTCATGTATTTTTGGATAATTTCAGCCTTATCATATGGATTGTCATTCACATATGCGATTTCATTATTAATATTACTCTGTAAGCATTTAATATTAATTTTAAGAACTACGTGAAGAGTTTTAACACTACATGATTTAGATCTCGATACTATAATAGTAGCCAACTTCATGTATTGAATATACATCTAAGCCTTAAGCCTGTCATTATAGCATGCGGTAAATGGTAAATTACCAACATGTCCCAGTGTCGTATTAACATCTGCATGAATTTTACCACCAGCTTGTTGCCAACGACGACAAAATGCATAGTCTTCTGAGAGGTACCTCTTGGTTTCTGGATCTATCATACAATCAAATGCGGCGTGATAATCATCAAAGTCTCTATTTTGGTGATCATTCTTACACCAGAGTTCCGGAAACTTTTCTTCGAGGTCTTTGAATACCGAGCGTTTGATGACCATGAAACCTGTTGGTCCATCAAGAATTTCAATAAATCCATTTGTAACAGGTCGATTAGTTGCGCCGAAATTAATGACAAGACTTGAAGATAGCATGGACATATCACGATCGTCTCCATTCTTGACAGCCTTGGCTGCTTGATCCCACATTACGACTTTTTTTGGGTAGCATGCTACAGATAAATCGTGACCAGACCTAACAAGGCGAACAACTGATGTTGGATCGAAATGAATATCAGCATCGATAAACATAAAATATTCACAATCTGTTTTTTGCATAAACCGACCAACCGAAACATTACGTGCGCGGTGAACAAGGGATTCGTTTTCAGTAGTATCCAAAAACAACTGAATACCTTCTCTTATTAAAAGGATTTGTAGTTGGATAATACTAGACATATATTTTTCTAGACAAAGTCCACCGTAACATGGGGTGGATAGAAATAACTTAGTCATTTATTACATTTGGGTTTTAACCTCTAAGTGTTTTTTTATGATAGTTTCAATTTTATTTAGTGTTGGAATCGATATCAAACACTTTTCACACATCTCCGTCTTTGTAACCTTTGATCCCAAAACAATATGAATGATCGCAGAAGCGATACTATTCGGTGTCTTACTCATAAGTTCTACACAGTCGTCTGTCGCGTTACACATTCTGTTACATTTCAACCTTTCATCCCTCGAAACTTCGAAAGAATTTAAAAGTCGACTCATGACATCAAAAGCTTTTGTAACGTAGTTCTTCTCCGTCTTACCCGCTATGGTGTCCTTAAACATTTGTGACGTTCGACTGATATCCTTAGATTGAATACCAAACATATCTGCAATTTCCTTCGTTGTTCTAGGAAACTTCGCTAGACGACACGCGTATAATACAGCGTTGGCCTTGATACCTAGACGAACTGCACCACGTGTGAGTTTTTCTGCATTGAATTTTCGATACATCATTTTAGCTTCCTTTAGAATCACGTCAGGTAAAGTATGACACGCTTCATCGATGTCTTTGTATGCATGAAATAGGGAACGATCTTTATGATTCATAGACATGTGAAAGTTTATTTTCGCCATGCGTTTGTTTTCATACGTTGAGAATCCCTGTGTTGAAATCACAGTCCCTTTCCCCCAATTTTGTGAAAACAGCTCCGGATTTGCATTTGGGTTCCCACACCTCGCTGGATCATTTACCTTCCCATCATCCGTAATACCACTTGTCCATTCAGCGGTATCATCTATAAACCTATCATCTACAAGACCGCATTCAGAACAGGTGGGTAAACCTTCGGGTGAATAAATTTTAATACCTGAACATTCTTTGCAAATATGTATATTAACTGGCTTTTCTTTTTCGTTTGTTTTTGATTGTATTGAATCTAGTTCTTTCCAAATTGCTGCCAGCATCTTTTTAGATACTGACTTTTTTAAGATTTTTGTTTTAACGCATTTACAGACTTAGGCTTTTAATATTCGTTTCAATCATATCCACCGTATTCTTGAAACTTCTACCCCCCGATGTTGATGGTTTCCATTGATTCCATTCTCGATCTATACTCTGGTGATCTGGTGGTAACTCAATATTCATACCCTCTATTTCCGTATCTGAAACGATGAAATCATTTAATTCGGAATCAGACCCTCCCTCATCATATATATCACTGTCTGTATCTTCGACGTCAATCTCAGAATAATAAGCAAACATATCATCTCCAAGATCTTTCATTTCTAAATCAGTAAATTTGGTTCCAGACGGGAAATGTTCCATTAAACTTTCGAAGGGTGCGGGTAACATGTCACCCTCGTCTACTTTGTAGACACATGCAGACTTATAAATTAGCTCGGTTGGGTTGAGGTATCGGACCCCGAGGGTCAGGCCGGTATTCATTGCAACGACACCGTACATTTCGTCTTCAATACCGTCTTCGTTTACGAGTAGTTTAACTATATCATTTTCAATTATTTCAGATGGCACGATCATGCTTAGAGTTTTCTCACAAAAAATAATGAGGGATAATATCACAGATGAAAGTTATTATATATTCGAAGGAAGGATGTCAGTATTGCGACCACGCGGTGACCCTCAGCGAAGCAGAGGGTCTCGAACACGAAAAGATTTTGATAGAAAAGGAGGAACTAAAAAAATTGTGTGGTGGCAGTATCGATTCCTACCCTCAAATATTTATTGACGGACGTCATATCGGAAACTACTTTGAATACCAAGAATACATTGAAGATGAATACGAACCCATTCTATCCCCCACTTTGAATAGATTCACAGTGTTTCCCCTGAAGTATCCCGGGCTCTGGGAACTCTATAAGAAGGCCCAAATGTCTAATTGGACCGCAGAAGAAGTAGATTTATCAACCGACCTATCCGACTGGAAAACCCTCAACGACAACGAACAAAAATTCATCAAGTATATCCTGGCGTTTTTCGCTGGCTCCGATGGAATTGTTTTTGAGAATATCAATAACAATTTCGCTGACGAAGTGCAAATTTCAGAGGCTCGTTCCTTCTATGCGTATCAATGTCACAATGAAATGGTCCACGGGGAGACGTATTCTAAACTAATCGACAAATACATCAAAGATTCTACTGAGAAAAAACACCTCTTTGAGGCTATACAAACCGTCCCCTGTATCGAAAGAAAGGCAAACTGGGCCCTAAAATGGTTTGACACTAAATCTAGAACATTTTCAGAACGTCTATTCGCATTCGCGTGTGTTGAGGGAATCTTCTTTTCTGGAAGTTTCTGTGCGATATACTGGCTCAAGAAGCGGGGCCTGATGCCTGGACTGTGTTTTTCCAATGAACTTATTTCTAGGGACGAGGGTCTCCACCAAGAATTTGCGGTTGAACTGTTCAAGCTCTTACGCAACAAACCATCAACAGATGTAATCCATTCGATTGTTCGGGAAGCCGTAGAGATTGAAAAGGGATTTATTTTAGATGCACTTCCCTGTAATCTTATAGGGATGAACTCAGACAAAATGTCTGAATACATAGAGTATGTATCTGACCGTCTTCTCAAACAGGTTGGACAACCCCCAATTTGGGGTTCTAAGAATCCATTTGATTTTATGGAAAATATCAGTTTAGATGGGAAGACTAATTTTTTTGAAAAGAGGGTGGGTGACTACGGGAAGATGGATGACACCTCTGATGATATTGGATTTGATGAAGAGTTCTAATTAAATAGTGGATCTTCGTTGATTTCATTCATGGGTTTCAAAACTCGTCCCGTGTCTTGAAATTCAATTTGGGGTTCTCCGAAATCTGGTTCGGGGTCAGGGGCATTGACCATATTAGGTGGTGTACTCACGACAACCTTCTTACCCTTCTTTTTACCATTAGACCCACAACTCTTCTTACCACCCTCCTTTTTCACATTCATCATACCCCAAACAATGAGAGTGAAAACGATCGCGTGAACAACCAGACCAAAATTGGAAGGACAGCCGGTTGGTGTTGCGATACTGGGACCTAATACTTGTCTAACGAGACGAAATGTCTCGGGGTTCGCAACTATAAAGAAGGTAAGACCTGAAATTACAGAAGTTAGAAATTTGTTCTGCTGTTTCTGACCGTTACATCCGCAACCACAATCTTTAAAGAGACCCATTATACTTTTGATATATGTCAACAAAAAAACTTACTTAAAGTCGAGCCTCCTATAATAAATATAACCAACCAACAATGTCGCTCTCTATTCAACAAATTTCCGATCTCTCCCCTGCTTCTGTGGGCTTCTCGAATCTCCGTAAGAACAAGAATGGCGGTAAAACCGTCTACCTAAACGCCGGCGGCAACAAAAAATGTTATCTTCAACTTCCCTTCATGCGATCCCCCTTCGGTCTCAGTACCTTTACTGATGAGGGGACTGGACGCACTACCTACTCCCTCGATCTCTCGTTTGATCCCGATAACGAGCAGGCTATGGGGGTGCACAAGACGCTCTCCGAGCTCGACAACATCATCGTCAACACCGTTGCCAAGAACTCTAAGGAGTGGCTCGGTAAGGAGTTCAACGTCGCGGTTCTCAAGGAGGCTCTCTACAAGCCAATGGTTCGCCCAGGTAAGGAGCAGTACCCTTCTACCATGAAGCTGAAGATTACGACCAAGCCCGATGGCACCTTTGTCCCCGAGGCCTACACTATGAACCGTGAGCCTACGACGGTCGACGCCATCGAGAAGGGTCAGAAGGTTATGTGCATCATCGACCTCAGTAGCATCTGGTTCATCGATAACAAGTTCGGTGTCACCATGAGGCTCAACCAATGTCTATTGGAGCAGTCTACGAAGCTCCCGTCCTTCGCCTTCCAGGGCCTCGATCTCCCAGAGCCAGAAGATGAGGACGACGAGGAGGAGGTTGATGAGGAGGTTGATGTCTAATGTCCCTAAAAAAAACAAAAAAAATCCAATCTCTATTGGTAAGAAGAAAAAAACTTCTTACGAATAAGTAAGAATGTCCAACATAGAGAAGAATCTCAAGAAGATTCTTAGAGGAAAAAAGGGGTGTTCACCCCAAAAGTATTTACCTTCAACAAAGAAAGTTGGATCTGGAGAGTATGGAAATGTATTCAAAGGGAATGTGAATGGGGATGGTAAGAGATATGTAGCCTATAAAGAAGTTAAGTTACCTGGAAATAATACAACCCTCGCTGAATTGCAGAACTATATCAAACAAAATCCAGCTCGAATGGAATACACAATTGCGAAAAAGTTGAAGGGCTTCGGTGTTCCAGAAAATTACATATACAAGACATGCAGTGATAAAGTCATCATCTATATGGAATACATCGATGGTGTAGAATTAAGAAAATGGTGGAATACCAACCCAACATTAGAACAACAAAAGTCTCTTATAGTTCAAATTATTTACAATCTCTACAGGATCCATAGAAAATATCCAAAATTCAGACACCACGATCTTCATGGAGGCAACATTTTGATAAAAAAGGTACCCGAAAAGAATATCAAAGTTGAGTTAAACAACAAAACGTATACAATTTCAAATGGTGGTATCGAGGCTGTGATGATTGATTTTGGATTTTCACTCTTCCCTCGTATAAAAAACCCTTTGATAAACGACAATTACTTTAAAAATATTGGAATTTCCAGAAACTCTCACAAACTATACGATATACACTTTTTCTTGAACAGTCTTTACGAAATGACCACGCAAACGAAAAACCCAGGGGTGAGGAATTTTATCAACTCTCTCCTACCACCCATGTATTTGGGTGCCAGAAGCACGGTTATTAAAGACTTTAGATTGATTGGCACCGACCGTAAAAATGTCGCTCACACCTTTTACCTACCGGGGTTTGAAAATATTTTATCTAAACCCTTCCTCACGGGTGAAACCAAGGTTTTACCCCTACCAAAGCCACGAAAATTTGTGAAACCCCCCATAGCTCCAAAAAAGAAATCCAGTACACCAATCAATAAGGCGGCTGCATATGCGAAGGCGGTAGCTGTTATGAAAAAACAACGGGAAGTCGGTCCCCGTTCCCCCAAGCCAATCCCTCGCAGACGGATGTGATTAAAGCACGATCTTGAAGACGCGCTTAGTGCCCTCATCAACTTCGGAGAGTATCTTAAACTTTGGGGTCTTGGTGAGCTTCACCCCATCCTTAGTGACGAATGATTTCATCCGTTCAACTTCACCACGGGGCATTTTCCTGGTGTACTTGAGTGTGACATTCTTAGTTCCAATAGTAAATTCAGTTGAAGACATTTTAATATTTACCTATAATAAAATATGATTGCTTTCGTGATTCTATTGATTGTTGTTATCATGATTCTCATGCGAACTGAACGGGCTCCACCAAAAGACGGTAAGAAATGGACGGTTTACGGGACCATGGGTTGTGGATGGACTCGTAAGCAGTTAGAATATATGAATAAGAAAAACATACCTCATACGTTTATCGATTGTGATAAAGAATCATGTGCTGGTATGGATGCGTTCCCGACACTCGTAGACCCCAATGGTAAACAATTAGTTGGATACAATGAAGTTTAGAGGCCACGGATGACGGTCATGGAGATGGCGAGAATGAGGGCATCCGTCAAGTTCTTGATAGGCTTGAGGATAGAGATGTGCTTCACGAGCGACCTGTTCCACACGAGGCGGAGGATGAAGGTGCTGATGAGGATTGTGAGCACGAAGATGAGAATTTCAGAGAGAATGTCAGACTTACTTTCGGATTTGGAAACCTCCTTGATCATTTATTAGGGGTGGATATTTTTTTTTTCTATCCCTACTTCAAATGAAAGACCTCCCCCTGAGTGGGTCAGAAAGTAGGTTTACAAATAGGAGATGGGGGACAAGTATAGGTATAGGTAACAATAATTGTTATGCGTACGCTGTTGGTGACTATGAAGCCTATCGTTGGCAGAAATCTATACCAGGTGATAGATCTGGATTGTCAAATGGTAATCACACCTATACCCACTGTACAGGTCTCCCAAACCGCGTCGTATCAGACAACCCCAAAAAGGTCTACAAGGTTGATGCGAATACAAAATGTAAAAAGGGCTACTTCAAGGTCATGATGTTTGTTTCCCCTGGGCGACCAACTAACTATATTCGTCAGGGTGACTTTCACTTTTACAAGCAACATAGTGTTGTAGAATACAAAGTGAAGCCCGGGGACACGATAAAATCGGTGGCTAAGTTCTTCAAGGTACCAGAGTCAAGGATAAAGAAGGCTGGAACCTTCAAAACTGGGAAACGCATTGTATTCAAAGCTAACGTATTCAGTCACAAGAGGGGGTGGGCTACGGGTCCACTTCTGACTGACGCCAAGGGGGGTATGATAAAAGATCCCCGCAAAGCTTCTAGGAACTACCCAGGTCTAAACTATGAGAAGTACTGTAGTTCATTCTGCGTCAAGAATTCCGGCATCAAAGTCGGAAAGACTCATCCCAAGGTCCGATAGAATGCTATCTAAATCCATCAAATTTTCGACACCGTCGAAGGACAAGTCAAAAAGATCGATAACCTCCATTGTAGTATTTTCATTCAATGACACAGTATTTGACACTGCTGTGTGATTGTTCTGTACTGTGACTGTAATTTTAAATTGCGAAGCATCAAAAACTTTTCTACATACGGGACAAGTATTTTTACCTTTATTTTTCCATTCCTGTAGACAGTGGGAATGAAACATATGTCCGCATCGAGTCGGTGGATTTGCCCGAGTCGACTTGACCTCATTTAGACATATGGAACATGTTGACATTCTATAGTACGGGTGTAAAGTTTTTTACCAAATTTAGCTCAGTTAGTAAATCTTGGAGGCGTTGACAAGTGGTTTGTTGCAGTCATTGCAGTTGGTCTTCCCCTGCTCGTCTTGGATCTTAGAGAGCATCTCTGGTCCAGACTTTTGGAGCAGCTGGCGGTACGAATAGTTGTCCTCGAATGAAATATTGTTCTGTTTCATCACATAGTTGTTGAACAGTTGGGCTGACGTGTTTATGGTGAAGCATCGACCATCGGCCATGCCAAGTCGTTGAGACATCTTTTATTAAAATACACCTAGAAATTAATTTGTCTATTGGATATAGTTTTCA